CAGAACTCGTTGCTGCTCCACTCGCGCTCGTAGTCTTCTCGATCGGTCGGCGCCGTATCGTAGAACGCATACTGGCTAGGATTCTGGATGACCATCTCTGTGGCGTAGTCGTCGTTACCCCACCCGCCAGCGTAGTCTTCGAACCCAGTTCCAGGAACGCGCGGCCCGTACTCTGAGAACCGTTCCGCCGTCGCAACGTGAACGAACTCCCACCCGTCGGCCATGCCCTGAAGGACGCCCGCTGTTTCGAATCCTACGTTGATGAACGTTGCAGCCATCAGAACGCCTCGCCAGAGTCTCCGTCTGTAAGCGTTACGGTACCGAGCACCGGAAACTCTTTCACGTTGATTGCCACATCGTCGTCAACGCCGTTGAGAGCAAAGTCGTTTGGCTGGTCGCCAATCTTGCGCACCGCGTCCGCAGCCTGCACGACACCGAACAGGATCGACCAGTCGATCGATCCTGTGGGATTGCCGTCAACGTCCTTGAAGTTGAATCCGAAGTCAACGTTCTCGTTCTCGCTGCCGTCTTCGTTCTCTAGCTGGAACCATGCAGCCAGGGCTGCCTCGATGGCAGCGCGTGTGTCCGCCTGCGTGTATCCGGCCTTCCGGTAGACGCGCGCGGAAACGTTGATCGTCAGGTATACCGGGTCGCGAACCTCGACCAGGAATGTCAGCGTGTTCGGGTACTCGATCGTTACCTGGTTCAGCGCAGCATCCTTCAGCGTCTGTGTCGGGGTGCCGCCGCCGGCCGGGATGATGTACAGCAGCCCAGCATTCTCCTCGACGCCAGCATCCTCGTTCGAGGTAGTCATCAGCGCCCTGGCGATTGAAGGAAGCCGCTTGGCGTTGATCTCGTAATCTTCGCGCCCGACTGTTCTGTTTAGTACGCGCAGAGTCTCTGGTGCCTCTTGGCGAACTTGCTCGACTGTCGACCTGTTAGTTCCTCCCGACGCCTTCAATGCGTTGGTGATCGTCACCTGCACAGGATTGCCAAGGTCGTCGACGAAGCTTCCCTCAATGACGGAGATGTTACCCGCCTCAACGTTCGCTGCGCTTCCGCCGCCAGTCTTGTAGTCCGCGGTGATCGACCCCTGCGGAATGCTGCCGTTGACTGAGTTCCCAAATTTGATGCTGGCCCGGTCGTTCTGGTCGACCACCACCACAAAGTGCTTGTCAGAAAATGTTGATGACAGGAAATTTACAACCTGGCTATACGTTCCATCTGCTGCAACGATCGCCAGCGAGTTGTCGATGTACGGAACCTCGCCGAGCTGGAACTCCTGGTTGGGCAGGCCGCTGGACGAGAACACCTCCTGCTGCGACGACGAGTTCTCTACCACGACCGTCGTGGTAGGAGGATTCGCGCCGGCCAATATCGATGCGACCGCGACAAGCTCAAACTCAATCTGCTCGGTGATGCGTTTCGTGCGAACGACCTGACCGATCGGCAGCGTGAAGTTTCCGACCGGAGGCGTCTGCAGCGTCACAGTAACCGTGGCCGTTGCTGGCTGGTTTGTGTTCGGGGAGTACCCTAGCAACGCGGCCAGGGCGATAATGTTCTTCCGCTGGCTGGCGGTAACGATCCGGCTCTCCGCGGCTTGGTTGTCCATCGTGAATCCCAGGACGTCACCAACGAACGCGTACATCTCCAGCATGACGACGCCGAAGTTTGCCAGCTGATAGTCTGTCCAGTCCGGGAACACCGAACGTAACAGCGATTCCAGCCGCGACCGGAGACTGTCAAAGTCTCTGTCTGTGTAGTCAAGGTTGGTTGGAAGTATCGCCATTTGTGCCGCCAGTATATCAGGGTGGTTAGATAGAGATCACCGATTCGAGGTCTTCGTAAATCACCTTCCCGGTGTTCTGATCCAGGAAGTTGTATCGAACGAGGATCTCCAGGCTGTCGTCGCGTGAATTGTTCTCGAATTTCCGTGCGCTGACACCGGTGATTCTAACCCTTGGCTCCCACCGACTGATGGCATCAACCACGTAGACGCGGGCAAGTTCCACCAGCGCCTGGTTATTCTGCTGATGCCGCAGCATGTACAGTAGGGATCCAAAGTCCGGGCGCCATGGGACCTCGCCTTCGCTGGCTTCGGACGCCGCGAAGGTTCCGAGAATCTGCGATACCGAGCTGCGCACCAGGTCCGGGCCAGACTGGTTGGCGAAGTCCCCACGCCCGTCTCGACGAAACGGGTGGATGAGTCCGCGCCCGTAATGGTCCAGCGCCGAGAACGGTCTGATCGCAGGCGCGGACGGGGTCGTTGGCCCGACTGCTGGAATGGAAGGCGATGCCGGTGTTGATAACGGCCAGGTCGTTGTTGGATGGCTCATGGAATCACCCCTGAGTTGCCAGCGTCGTCGATCACAAAATACTCAAACGTTGGCGTGCTTGGCCAGTTCCCAGCGCGCCGCAGCGTGTAGCGGAACCCGTTAGTAATTGATACGCGTGCGTTCGGAAGGCTGGTGTAGTTGCCGCGCGGATTGTCACCGTCGTGTGCGACCTCAAACGTCCCGTCGGGGAACGAGACTGCAATCAGGATCCGTTCAAAGAGCCCTTCGTCGTCTGTGACATCGAACGAGATCGTGTCTGATGCCGAGATCTCCTCGCCGACCGCTGGCGAGAAGTTCGAGATCTCTGGGGACGTTGCGTTGGCGACGATGACTGGTCCGCCGCCGCCAATGAACATGTGTTCCAGGAACGTCCCAGCCATGTCCCCGTGTCCAGATAGGGTGAATTCCGCCATCATGTCACCAGCAGTTGTGTTGCGCCATCACCAGGCAGGATCATGTCGCCGATCTGCTCCCATGTATGTGCTGCGTAATGGCTCCCGTTCGGCGCCTGCGTTGACGACCCCCAGAGCATGTCGCGAACAACTCCGTGCCATCCGTACAGCGCTGACGCCTTCGATCCGAAGTGACTCTCCATGGCGACAAGTTTTCCAGAAAAAACGTTTGGAAGTGGCATACCGGAACCCTGGCCGCCGCCGTCGCTAAAGCCTCCGAGGCATCCGTATATCCCCTGGCCGAATGTTCCTCCAGCTTGATCGATCGCCCATGGATTGACGTTGTCGTAGAAGTTCGAGTAGGTCGGCTTGTTTGCCTGGTTTGAGGCGGTTGACCAGCTGCAAGTGTAAGGAGCGGTCCACCCAACTTCGTCGAGCACAACGTCTGCCAGGCTGATCAATTGCTCATAGTTGCCGTTGTATGCGGAAGCAATCATCAGTTGTGATTCTGCATGCGCGTACCAGACATGTGTCCTGAATACGTTCGATCCGCTTGCCTGCGAATGCATCCAGTATCCGTTGGTCACGAGTGCCTGTTCGTCACCCGAAGTTGTTGGAGTGGCAGTTACAGATCCGCCGGTGTACCCACCGAACGGAGCCCAGTAGACGTATGCGCTTCTGCCTGTAGTGCTCGCTGAACTTGACCTGCAGTCAAACAGTATCTGTCCACCGTTCTGCAGCTCGTATACGATCCAGCTGCGCGTCGCCCCTATGGACGTCCCCCATACAATCTTCGAGGTATTGTCCCATCGATCTGACGCGTCCATGCCCGCAGTGACGCCGTCGCTAGATCCTGCAACAGCCACGGACGGAGAAAACGATTGCAACGCGTTATGGATGTTGAACAGCAGGTCGACATAGTTGCCTTCGCGAGTACCTGTGTTTCCAGACGCGATATTGAAGCTTTTTTGATGGGCAAGTTTTACGACCGGAAGTGTCATGACAATTTTCCAACTCCAGTTCCAGCTTGTGCAGCGGCGCTTCCTGTCGTTGCAACGACCGTGTTTACAATGCCGAACGCCTTGATGTGGTCGAGTATGGCCTTCGCCATCTCTCGATAGATCAGATCCTGGTTATCCTGCGGATCATCAACGCCCTGAACCGCAGACTTCAGCGCTTGCCCCAGGAGTATTTCGTTCAATGCCATGCCATCACACCTTCTTCGCGAACACCTTCGTTGATGCGCCAGCCAGCTGTCCGTGCGTCTTCCCACTGAACGGATCGACACAGCTTGCCAGAACTACGCCATCACCAGACAGTGGATTCTCGTTTAGGCCGTCGCCTCCCAGGTAGACCTTTGGCGCATCGACAACGACCAGCTTACTGTGCTTCAGCGTCGTTTTGTCTGGAGTCATCGAGACGGTGTCACCGGTCACCTTATCAAGAACGAAGAACTGTTCGTCGCCGCTTCGTTCATCGAAGACCATCTGGTATCGATCAGTCTCGTAGCCAGTAACTTTCAGCCTGGACGCTGGGTCGATGCCGGACAGCTGTAGCGGAGTTTCGCTCGCGCCGTTTGCGATCCCCCAGTGCGCTGGGATGTAAAACAGCGTATCGACCTCTCCCTGAAAAAAGAAAACGCCGACGTCCGCGTTGACGTCAGGGACCGCGAACCACCCCCGCCCTGTGGAACCACCACACAGTGTACCGAGAGGGAACGCCCACGCGGACGCCGGCTCTATCACTCCGGGTATGCTGACCCGTACGCGGCCAAGCATTTCCGGGTCTTCATTGTTCTGCACGGTGCCGGTGTAGAAACCGACATAATGCATCTCCTCAGACTTATCGAATTCCGTCGGCACTATCTACCTCGCCCTCGCCCATGCCTGTTCTTGTACCGCGTGGTTCCGTCAGCCTGAGTCTCGGCCTGCAGCCTTTGCTGTTCAAGCCGTTTCTGCTCTCTGGAATTGAACGCTTCGTCCGCGTCCGGTGATGCCTTGTTCGGAAGCGGCTCTGTGACGCCGGCCGCAAGCCTGCATTTGCGCCTGGCAGACTCGGCGTCCATTGCAAGCCCGTGCGCAGACCCGCGGACTCTCCCCAGGCCAAGCGCGCCCCGCGCGGACAGCCGAAGCGTCTCGTTGTTGTACAGCTCGGTTGCAATATTGAACACGTCGTTCAGTACCGGAACGGTGATGTCTGCCGACTTCGGATTCTTCGTGACCTGCGGACGCAGCGCACGAAGCTGGCGCACTCTGCTGCCAATGAACTGACTGAACTCCGCACCGAAGGTGGCGCCCTTCTTTGCTGCGCCTACCCAGACCTCGTCGCGTATCTGGATCAGCTCGTCGATGCGAACCTGCACGCGCTTGAGATTGTCGATGCAGGACAGCGCGCCACCCGATGCGCCGCCTTCGCCAGGGATGAACGCGAACAGCTTCTCTTGTGCACGGTTCTCACTGTGACCGTCGCGCAGGAGTTCAAGCTCGCACTTGTACCCGGACGTTCCGATCCTGTGGCGGACCTTCTTGGTGTAGTAGTTCCCAGACAGCCGGCCGCCGATCCCGCTAATGTTCACAACGGTCTTTGCCAGCAGCAACGGGTCGCCAATGATCGTCGCCTTCATCTTGACGGTCAGGGCTTTCTCCTTCTTGCCGCGCCCCTTTGTCTTTCGGATCCCGATCGCCTCGAACGCTTCGCTGGTCGTGTCCAGCGCGATACGCGCAACGTTGCCAAGCCCGGACAGAAGGTCAGCTGTAACCTCTGCTTGCGGCGCAAGCTGTGGGGAGAAATCGCGCGTGTAGTCCACCACGAACTCGAAGTTCTTTTTCGTCAGGTGGTTGCGCCCGCGCACGGTCTTCTTGCCAGGTATCGGAGAGATGTCGTTTTCAATATCGAAATCTAAGATCTCGCCCCGCTGGTCATTGAACCATGTCAGCTTGCGCACAGGCTTCTGGCCGATGCGTCGTTCATGCCAGTGCAGCCCGTCGAAGTCCACGTAAAACTCGAAGCCTTCCTTGCTGGCCAGTCTGCGCATGAACTTTGCGTCGGTCATGCGCGACTGCGTCACGAACGGAATCACCTCGCCAGTATCGTCGATCTCTATCGTGTCCTCGGAGAACCCGTTCTCCATGGCGATCGTCCTGATGATGTCGCTGCGTTTCTGGTTTTCGAATACGCGGAGACGCATCTCGCGATCCATGAGGAACACCTTCGATACCGCCTCGACTGTCAGCTTCGTCGCGCCCGTTACCTTGCGGATAATTAGCTGCCTGGCAGGAGCGAACGCCCCGTCGGCGTATCCGAAGCTGGTCTCGATAATGTTTCCCTTGCGCCAGACCGGAGTGTCGAAGTTTGCGAGGTCCCAGTTATCGACGGTCAGCTTCAGCTTGTCCGCCTTTGATTCAACGTCTTCGAAGTCATACGACAGCACGCGACTGGTTAGATCAACGCGAACCTTCTTAGCGCCACGAGGAACCAGGGACACCCAATAGAATGGCTCGTGGCGAGATGGCACTATGGCGTCGCCTCCGTTGCGCGGGCCTCGCTGAATACTTCCTCGATAATTGTTCGCACGGACGGAATGAACAGGACGCGACCGAGGTCGAGGCTGATGGTCGGGTCGTGAATCACTTCAGGCTGAAAATCTGCAATCACCCACCAGAGCCCAGCCGGTCGAGGGGTGCCCTGGAAGAATCGGTGCGCAAGAGTGAAGAGCGTGTCGCCTTCGCCAACGATGTGTGTCCGGTTGTCAGATAGGTTTCGGAACGGGAACTTCTCTCGCCCCGCAAGAAACAGCTTCCCGCTCCCATCTTCGGCGGTGAGTGCGGACGTGAACTGGTAGCGTGAAAACCTGAACGGTGGCATCAGCCTGGGATCCCGCTGAACGGATCGCTGCCTGGGCCGCGAATCGTTCCGTTGGCCAGGACGTCGTCCTGGATGAGACGCATGTCTCGAATCTCTTCTATTACGACAGAAGCCATGAACTCGACCGGGATCCCAGACGGCGCAAACCTCTGATATGTGAACCCGAGGCTCATGATGCCGCATGTCAGAGAAATGAACCCTGGCCACATGAACAGCAGGCGCGGAGGTCCGCCGATCAGCAAATCGCCAACTGGACGCCTTGGGTAGCACGACGCTAGCAGGAACTTTCTAGCGATCATGTTTCGCGCCGCTTGCTCCATCGTGTCTGCGTCGAAAAACAAATCCAGAGAGAGCTTACTGTTCGTTGTGCTGATGTACTGCATCTGATGATGCGACAGGCCTGGAATTTCGTTGCGCGCGTAGTTGACCTTCAGCTGTTCTGTGAACTGCGACGGATTGAACTGCGGTTCCATGACTGATCGTGGATCAGACAATGACGTGATCGTCATCCGCTCCAGGCCCGCGCTGACCGCTGCTTCAATGGACATCAGTCAACGCCTCCCGCACTCGCCTGGTTCCTCCGGTCCGCGTCGTCGACCTGATGCCTGGCGACAGCTTCCCCGACCTTCTCCCCATCCAGCTCCACTGTAATCCTGCTATTAACCGTTGTCGCGCCGCCGCCGCCTGAGAGGCCCGCCATTTGCGCCAGGGCCCGCTGGCCGGCAACCCGCCCCGACGCTGCCTCGCCGGCCACGGCTTCGGACTGTGGCGACGACGGCCCGCCTGTAGCGGCAAGGCTCTGAATCTGCGGAATGGCGTCCATGACGTTTGTCGCGACCCCTGCCCCAGGCAGTATAAAGTTCGCTGCGTCACCGATCAGGTCGCCGGCAAAGTCAAAAACGCCTCCCCCCGCATCGGAGAAGAATCCCCCGACGTCCTTGGCCATGTCCCAGACGCTTTCCAGCTTGTCGACGATCCAGTCTAGGACGGACAGCACACCTTCCCAGACGAACATAACGTCGCGCCCGATCGCTGTCGCGACCTTCCCGATGAACTCCCAGGCAGGCGCCATATCGTTCACGAGGAAATCAGAGACACTGCCGAAGACTGCAGTCATTGCCGCGGCGACGTTTGTCGCAACCTCTCCGAGGAATCTGAACACCGGGATCAGGACATTTTCCAGCACCCACGCAATCACCTTCAGGTGAATGACTAGCACCTTCACGAACACCTTCGTGATGAACGCGATGATAGGAAGCAGCACCTTTACGATTTTTGCAAAATGCTTGAACAGCATCGTGAGTACCGGGAACAGCGGGCGCAACGATTTCATGAACACCCTGGCAAGCTCGATGAACAAATCCTTTAGCTCTGACAGCACAGGCTTCAGGTCGTCATTCCAGATGGCGCGCATGTCGTCGCCGAAGCCACCTATGTTGTCGTCGTAGGCTTTCTTCAGCAGGAAGAACACCGCAACGACAGCTGCCGCGATCGCAATGAACGGAAGCATCGGTCCGATCGCCGCAAGGATTGCTGCGCGCATCGAGGCCATGACCGGACCGACGATCGATGACGCTGCCCGGAACAGTGTGATGGCGCCTGCCAATGCAGTGAATGCTGCGACTGCAAGGAACACGACGCCGATCGCTTTCTGTACGGGTGCCGGCAGCGCAGTGAACGCCTTGATGAACAGGTTCAATCCGTTGGTCACAGCCTGAACGACCGGCTTGAATATCTGAGCAAACGGTTTGCCGAGAGTGATCGCCAGCGTCTGTAGCGTCCCCTTTAGCAAAGTCTTCTGCCCCTCGAAGGTGTCCAGGAGTCGCGATCTGAACTCCGCGGCCGCGCCGGAGGCTTCCCCCATCTTCCCACGCATTGCGTCGATGGCTGCGGCGCCACGGACGATCTGCTTCGTTCCGTCCGGCAACGTCTTGGTGAACGCTGCCTTCGAAACAGCATTGAACAGCAGCAGGCCGCGGGCGCCCAGAGTGGTCGCGATCAGGTTGTTGCGCTGGGCTTCCGACATCCCCTCGGTCGCCGTCTGCATGTCGCCGATGATGTCGATGACCGACCGCATCTTCCCGGAGCGCTTATCGAAGACGCGGACACCTGCCTTCAGCAAGTCCTTCTGAATCTTCTCCTCGGAACCTAGCCGCCGCGTCGCCTCGCGGAACGCCGTCGCCGAACTCGAAGCGTCGATGTTCGCGTTGCGCATCAGGCCCATGGAGATCAGGACCTCGTTCAAGTCCTGGTTGAATGCGCTGCCTGCCGCGGCCGCCTTCGACAGGCCCACGGAGAAATCCCGCGCCTGGAAGTTGGAGATCGAGGTGATCTTGACCAGCCGATCGGTCACGTCCGCGGCGTTGCCTGCCTCCAGTCCGTAACTCTTCAGGGTACCAACGACCGCCTCCGCACTCTCAGCAACGCCCAGTTGCCCCAGGCTGGCCGCAGCCAGGTCGAGGACTGGCACCAGGGTCTCGGTCGATTCGCGGGCCGTCTGGCCAGCTGCGGCCAGAGACTGCAAGCCCTTGGCTGCCTCCGTGGGGGAGAACTGCGTCGCGATTCCTGCCCGGGTTGCCGACGCCTCCAGCAGGTCCATCTCAGCACCGGTGGCCCCCATGACCGCGCCGACAGCCGACAGCCCCTGCTCGAACTCCCCGGCGGCATCGGCTAGGTTGATCGCCCCCTTCAAGCCGACGGCCCCGGCCGTCAATAGGCCGAGGCCGGTGGCCATCTGTTTGAACGCGCCTTCGCTGCGTTCGGCGAGCCCGTCAATGTCCTTGTCCAGCTCGTTGATTGACCGGTCGAGTTTTCGGACTGTCTGCGTCGCCAGGTCGCGGGCCGTGAACAGCAAGCCGAGGCCGAGATTATTTAGCGCCACGGGTTACCCCCCGCTTGAGCGCTTGATCGCGTCGGCTTCTTTCTTTCGCTGTTCATGAACCCAGTCCACCCATTTTATAAACTCGTCCAAGGGCAGGTCCACGACGTCCTGCAGCAGGAGGTTTGTCCCGCTGCCACCATGGACTGTCCACAGCAGCGTTCTGGTTCCAAGCCTGATGCTCTCAACATCGGGAACCGGCAGGATAGAATCTAGGCTCCCTTGGTGTTCCCCTCCCGGAGACGCCGCCTCGTCTTCGCCCCCTGAAACCAGAACTCCTTGCCTAAAGGGAGGCGCACCTCCTGAGTCAGGAAGCACTCAGGGCATTCCACCTCGATGTCGGTGTCGACACCACAGTCACGCTCGTCCATCGCTTCGACCAGGTCGATAGCGTCAGACAGACCCATGTCGGTGAGTGTGTGCTGAAGAAGGTGTGGCTCGATCCCTTCAATCGATTTCACGCGCATTCGAAGCGCGAGAGTGATCAGCTCGTCTCGATGCGTCGACCGCATCGTGGCCGCGCGCCGCTGGTCCTTGTGGATCGGAAGCGAGAACGTGACCTTCCTGGACGTTCCAGGGAGTGCCGTCGTGTAGCTGTTCCCAGCGATGAACGTCTCGCGCTCCTCGTCGGTGAACCGCTTCACCTCCAGGTCGGCCAGGCTCAGCTCCCATTCAAACTTGCTACGACAGGATCCCTCGGCGCAGGTCATTGCGAAGGCATACTCGGGCCCGAAGGTTGCGACGCGCGTTTGGATCAGCGCGTAGTCGCAATCGCCTTGCAGCACGTTGTCCCACTGGATTCCGCTGTCGTCGAGCTTGTATGGGCCCGGGTCGTGTGTCTTGACCCAGCACCCAGACAAGATCTTGGCTGTGATGCCCAGCCTTTTTTTGCCAACGGCCGAGGCCAACTCATTGGCCTCGGCCACTCGCAGTCCACGTACTTCCCCTCTAAGTCCCGAGGGGCACACAATGTCGATATTCATAGTCGTCGTCCTCCGTCGTCGTCGTCGCCCTTGACGAGCATGTTGCCTGCCCTATAGCAGGATGAAGAAGTCGTAGGTCAGTGTCATTGACTGGATCGTCTTCTCGTCTGCCTCGTTGTCCCATTCGCCAGCCACGAATTTCGTCGGCCACGCCTGGAACAGTCGCCAGCGTTTCAGCGTCGCGCCGTTGCGATCTTGCTGGACAATATCCAGGTTGCGCTTGAACAGTGGGTCGATGTAGCCATAGCCCAGCCCAGCCCCAGGAACGACAGATGCCTGGATCGAAGCATTCGCTACCTCGCTGAACCAGAGATACATGTCAAAGTCCGTGGTGGCCCCGCGCTCCAGCGTTACATCGCTGTACGAGAGACGTCCCGGGGACTTGTTTGGGATGAGTGCGCCGCCCTCGCTGTACTCGATCTTCGCTGCCTCAACGGACAGCTCGCTGACTTTTTGAAAGCCAGCGGATCTGAATCCACCGATTTCAACGATGAACTTGAACTTGTCCTGATAGGTTCTGGGTGCTCCAAGAACAGGCATGATTCCCTCCCGACCTTAAGAGGCCAGTTCCTCTTCTAGTGCGCGCGTGTCTTGCGAGACCATCAGAACGATGAACTCCGCCGGTTTCGCCATGGCGAGACCGATTCGGATAATCATCTGCCCGGATGCGATGACCGATGGAGTGTTCACCCCGGTGGACGTGTCCACGAAGTACGCCGTGTCAGGGTTGGTGGAGGCGAACGCGCCGTTGCGCATCTGTGCGCGCAGGAAGTTGTCGACCGTTCGGTCTGCCGCATTGCGCGTCTCTTCCGTGTTCGGAAGATGCTTGAACGGCAGGAGGCCGTTCTTCAAGCTCGACTCAATGAAGATGACACCCCGACGTTCCGGGATTGACGGGAAGTTCCCGTTGCCCTTCAGGGTACGAGACCCGTCGATGTGCCGCGGCGAACCCGGGAACGCCGTGATGGGGTTGATGCGCTTCGGGTAGACCAGGTCGCGCTTCTTCTCGTCAAGAACCTCGTTGGTCTCAAACCCAACCATGCCAGCGATGACACCGTTCTCGACATTGGCAGGGGCCAGGTACACTCCGCCTGGTCGCGATGCATCGACCTTGGAGTAGACGCCCGCGATGTGGCCCGAAGGTGCAACGGTGATGTTTTCGACATCACCGAAGATCGACTTGTTCGGGTTGAGGACTTTGATCTGCGGCCAGTAGATGGCGCCGAACTCGGACAGGTTCAGCAGCGCCGCGGTGGTCTCCTGGTAGGTGACCATCTGTGCTGCCGTTAGACCAGCCGGAGGATCCAAGATCGGGAAGATCTCTTTGTCGCGGAAGGTGTCGCAGTACGAGACCATCGCATTATGGACCGCGGAGGTCGCCCGTGCCGGAACGATCAGGAGGGTAAGCCCCTGGGTCTGGTCGAATGCGTGCAGCCCGGTCGCGCCGGCAGACGACCCAATGAAGTCGTTGTCGTCGAGGCTTGTCAGCCCGTCGTCGCCGCCAGTCAGCGGACCGAAGGTCCCCTCGGCTGGCGTCGGGTCGGCCGCAGTCGAATCGAGGTCGGTGACCGCAATCAGCTGAGACCCTGTGTTGGCGTTGTTGATTACCGTCTCAACGAAATTTGTGTTGGCGTCCACCATCGAGAGGTTCGGGAACGTCTCGACCACGAGCCCGTCGTCCTCGACCAGGAGATTGAACTCATTGGCGTCGCCGCTGGTCGCGGGGTCGATCACGATAGACAGCAGGTTGGCGTATACGCCGTCGGTCTTCCCGTCAACCTGCAGCGTGTTGCCGGCCGCACCACTGCTACCAGAGTGTGTTGCGTTGTCGAAGCCAAGCTTCGTGTCTAGCGTCGATGTTGCATCGATCAGGATCGAGGAGCTGGCACCGGTCGTGTTCGATGTCACTGAGATCAGGCCTGCGGCATCACTGACCGTGCAGCCAGCCACGTCCGCCTCGACCACTGTCTTGATCTCGGCCGCGGTAACCGCAGCCAGGTTCGAGACATCTCCGGTACCACTGACCAGGCCAGTGGTGAAGGTGAGCACTGCGTTTGCGGTACCGCCGGTCACGTTGATGCCGGACCCGGTACCAAGACGGTCCGAAGTCAGAGTGACCCCGCCGGCCGAGGTCCCGGAGTTTGCCCCAACGATCTCGGAGTTGATGACCGCCGCAACCTCCAGCGCTGTCGCAGCTGCGATGTTCGCGAACTCCGCAGTATTGAAGGTGATCGTCTGCACGCTTCCGCCGTCGACCTCGACCGTAAGTGTCTGGCCATCAGACAGCGCGAACGTTTCCGTAGCGCCAGATGTTCGCGATGCCGCAGTGGCATTGAACGTCGCCGTTGCGTTTCCGCCGGCATTGACATCTACAATCAATGTGTCGCCGTCGACCATCGCGATCGGTGTCGCGATCGTACCGGACGAAACGCCAGACGACGGCGCACCAGAGTCGGTCAGCAGAGTGATAGTCCCAGCAGCAGACGTCTTGGTTGCCGCGCTGGTGATGTCGGTGTAGTGGACCGTTCGTACGATCCACGCGTTCGTGCCGCCGTTCTGGAAGAAGCCCTGCATGGCCAGGGTCAGGTCGGCGTTTGCAGTGAACGATCCGAAGATCGCCACGAACTCGTCAAAGCTCGTGACCTGCGTTGCCGTCCCGACCGGACCGCGTTCGGTTATCCCGATCGCTGCCAGGACCGCGGTCGGCAGCGCTGTAATGCTGCGGATACGCGGTGGCTCTTCAACGACGGCGATCTTAGATGCTAGAAGTTGCGCCATTGCTCAAACTCCTGGTCTAGCGTTTCCGCCCTGACCGCCTAGTGGTTTCCTGATTCGTCGCCGCCGCCGCCGTGGATACAGTGGTTGCCTTGGTTGCCGCCGGTGTAGCCGCCGGCTTTACTTCGCCAACCTTCAGGGCCTGCAAGGTGCCGGCCCTAATCGCTTGCTCGATCTGCGGAACTTTCACGATCTGGTCCGGGAAGCCGTGGCGCTTCTCTCCAGCGGTCAGGGTCAGGCTTCCGCAGACCTTCTTCCTGATTCGGCGCGGGAGCCTTTGACCGTCCCGTGATTCTTCAATGACAACCAGCGGCATCATGCTGCTGCAGTCGTCGAACGTAGGGTGGTCCAGGTTGAACACCCGCATGCGCTTCTGTTTATTGATGAGGGTGATCATCGAGTTTCCCCCTTAGCTTCGCACCGTGTCGGTTGGATGTATCCCCACTGTCTCATGAGGGGACGACGTCAGCGCCTCCCCGGTCTGAGAATCAACGGGAACGCTGTCAATCACGAATTCAGCAACTTCGGTCGTCCAGTCAACGAGCATATCCTCCGCCACCCCAGCCAGATCTTCAAGGTCGAAGCCGCGGATGATCACCTTCCCGGCGAAGGACCGCATGTTGCTATCGCTGATTCTGTCTGTCGCAGACGGCTCGCCGCCGTCAGGTTCGAAGTCCATCTCGTACATCACCCGCCCCAAAGACAGGTCGTCTGGGTCGCGGTCCATCCGTATGTACCTGTTTCGGTTGATAAACTTGGTGAAGGCCGCGGCCAGGTTCAGCTTCTGGACCGTCAGTTCTGCGACGCCGATGCATTCGAAGTGCAGGTCCACGGTATACGGGGCCCGCCGCACGCCGAATGTCCCGTCGCCGTTGTCGATAACCGACGAGGCGTTCGTGGAGAAGAATCGGTTCTCCACGATATCTGGACCAACGATAACAATCGCAGGGATCTTCGAGATGTTTGCCAGCTGCAGGAAGTCACTGGCGTCGTCGTCGAAATCGGTGTGCGCGTTCAGCACAACCTCTTCCAGGACCTGCCGCCGCATCTCGTTGATGAAGGTGCGGACCAGGCGCGTGTAGTCATCCTCGACCAGCAGGTTCGGGCGCTCGAACGTGTAGGCGCTGGCCTTTGTTGCTGATTCCCCAGCAATCGGGTCCCCGTTGTCGTCGAGGTTCGTGACCGTGATCGGCACCACCCCGGGGTCGTTGATCGGCGCAAGGCAGGTCAGTCGACCGCGGCTGTAGACCTTGACGCCAGTGGCCAGCTCGCCGCCGAAATCCACGCGAACCGTCTCAGCAGTAAAGCCCGTGGTCGGTCCGGGCGGCTGGACCGGTGGCAGGCGCAGGTTGTTTGCGGTGATCGTCACGAGGTTCTGGCCCCCAGAGGGGCCAGTCGCTGGGAGAACCGAGACGATCAGTGGCACAGCCATGCTGGCAAAAACTATAGCACGGGGGTTTACTTCGGAGGATTGTAGTCAGGTTTCCCCAACGAGCCCTTCATGTTGATGGCCAGTCTGGCCAGGAGGCGGCGCCGTATCACGGCCGGTTTCGTGTGCTTCCTGAACACCGGCGTAAACGTCGGTCGCGCTGGCACCTTGATGACGATGACGCCGCGGCCGCCAGCCCCAGACACTCCCCGGGTAGCCTTCCGCTTGCTGAAGACTGCGAACAGGAACCGGCGCATCTTCGCCGTGATCTTTATGACGATCGGCTTGCTGCCGAACTCATTCAGGCGTGCAATGTTCGCCAGCGAACGACCGTCCCGAGACCTCTTCGATCGCAGGATCCCGACGAACACGGCCTCGCCGATGCGCTTCACCTGGACCGAGTTGCGCATGTCGCCGCCTCGTATCAGCGCTTTGCTTCCCCGGAACCTTCGGAAACGCCTGACTGCAATCGTCGTCGACGCCAGCGGCTTGTACTTCTTGCCGCCTGGCGCCTGTTTGCGCATCCCGGTGACGATGCGCTTGCGCATGTAGTGACCGTCCTGCAGCAACGACTTTGCGATCCCCTTCTTCAGGTTCGCTGACGTGGCATTCACGGCCGACAGCGCCTTCTGCCACTCCCCGGTCTGCGAGACGCGAACCGCCACGCTACAGGCCCTGCAGGTTGTGCTCGTTCGCCTCAGTGTCTCGGAACGTTCCCCCGACGTATAGCAGCGTGCGCTGCGTGTCTGGTCCGGCAGCTCCGTCTGGATTCAGCGTCCAGTAGTCCTGGAACTTCCTGACCGCTGCTCGAAGCTCGCTGCTGGACGGATCGGTGTCTGCGTCCAGGTATCCGAGCCGTTTCAGGTGCTCGACTACGCCAGGCGGATCCAGCGTGAACGGACCGTAGTTGTAGATCACCTTCGCCTCGACGCCGCCAGACGTCTTGCGACCGCAATGCGACAGCCAGCGATCCATGTCGTCGCCAAAATAGTTGTAGTGCCAGAACTCGGATTCCATCTTGTGGTCTCCGCCTTCCGGTCCGTCGCGGTGGCAGACCCATCCGTACTGACGCTTCAGCGCGTCGTAGTCTTCCTTGACGAAGCCGGGGTCCTCCAGCAGCTCGCGCAGGCGCTTGATATTGTCGCCGACCATGTCGTCGGTACAGAGCCCGAAGCTATGCGCTGACGTCCCAGGCTTCTTCCCCGTGTAGATCGCAGACTTCCCTCGCAGGATTCGCTTGTCACGATTCTTGTGTCGCCGATGTCGCGACCCGTACGCGTTGCGGAAGACGTCGCTGTAGAAGAAGCAGCCTGGGTAGTCAGCTTCCATCTTCGCCAGCGACGCCGCCGCGTCTGGGTGTAGCCACCGGAACCGGTCTGGCATCGACTGGCCTCCCGATCCGTACATCCCGCGGCCCGAGAAGACTTGATCGAGGCGGGCAACGAGGACTACGAGCGGATCCCCTTCGCTGCGGACTAGCCGCGCGTGCTCCCGGGGCGCGCTAGATACCCGTGACAGGCGTTCGGTCATGCCCCCAAGGTATCACCGGGCAACCACGCCCGAAAATGACTGCCCCCCACCGCGAACCGGAGGCAACCTACGATCGCGGTGGGGGGCACACCGGCGGAACCACCCGCCGGTTGACGCCAAAACACTGTACGCACGGCCGCCAGCCACCAACAAATCC